TCTCAGTGGTCTAAAGCTGTAAGTGACCTAGACTTCTTGGAGGAAAAAGCTAAGAACCCTCCCATGTACAAGATGTTTAGTGACACTCAATCTAATGCGTTGGAGATATGGTCACAAAAACAGAAGCTCAAAGAGATGCGAGAAGAACTTAAAGCACACATCTCTTGGACGTATGGTCCTAGTGCTTGGGATGAGATAGTACGAATAGAAGCACAGCAACGTAAAGAACAACGTGAGTTAGTTTATAAGAAGCAAGAGTTCATAGACAACTGCATTAACTGGGCTGTTGGTATTTCAGTAGCACTAGCAGGTGCAGGAGCTTTAATAATAGCAATGTACTTCTTAGGTGTAAAACAAGGAAAGTGGTAATGGCTAATACCATATTAGATGATTGGAAAGTACTCCCAAGGTTAATGATGCTGGCAGTCACTGTACTCACGTATCAAGCAGTACATTGGTTCATGTCCTTGCCTGACCCTAGCGTAGCGCAGTCTGGCCTTGTATCGGTCTGTATGGGGGCTCTCACAGGATGTTTCGGCATCTGGATGGGCAAAGAGTCTAAGACTACTGTAACACCCACACGTGTAGTGCACGAAGAAAGTTATAACAAATGATAGGTCAAATTATAGGTGCAGTAGGTGGACTTGCTTCGTCTTACCTTGACGGTAAGGTAGCAATACAGAAAGCCAATGCAGAGATAAGAGTTAAGCAAGCAACAGGTGAGCTTGACTGGGACATTGCTGCAATGAACAGCACTCAGAACTCTTGGAAGGACGAGTGGATTACTTTGTTGTTTAGTATTCCTCTTATCCTAGCGTTCTGTGGTGACTGGGGTAATCAAATTGTACAGGCTGGTTTTGCATCCCTTGAGTCTATGCCTACATGGTATCAGTATTCACTGGGCGGTATTGTAAGCGCAAGCATTGGCATGAGATCAGTATCTAAATTCTTTACAGGTAAAAAATAATATGGGATTTAAATTATCTAACCGTAGCCTCGCTAAGATGGAAGGCGTAGATGAAAGCCTTGTTGCTGTAGTCAAACGTGCTATTGAGCTTACTAAGGTAGACTTCGGAGTTATCTATGGTCTACGCACAGTAGAAGAGCAAGAGAAACTTGTAGCTGCAGGTAAGTCCCAGACTATGAAGTCTAAGCACTTAGAGGGACGTGCAGTAGACCTCATGGCCTATGTAGATGGTAAAGGCGTATGGGAACTGAATGTCTATGATGATCTCTGTGACGCAATGAAAGAGGCAGCTAAAGAACTTGGTGTAGCTATCAAATGGGGTGCAGCTTGGTCAGAGGGTGACATCCGTAGTTACCCCGGTACAGCTGAAGACGCAATGATGGCATACGTAGACTTACGTAGATCACAAGGACGTAGACCCTTTATTGATGGCCCTCATTTTGAATTAATGTAATAGGTAGCAAATTTAATACTTGCAATACCTGAAAGAAAGAGTTATTATGGCACGAGCACTAACAGAAAAACAAAAGAAACTACTTGAAGTCTTATTTGATGAGGCGGGTGGGGACATTGTTACTGCAAAAAAACTTGCAGGTTATTCCGATGCTACTTCATCTACTGAAGTTATTAACTCTCTTAAAGAAGAAATACTAGATGCCACATCTACTTATATGGCACGTAACGCACCTAAAGCTGCTATGGCTATGGTAGGTGCTTTGTATGATCCTACTGAGCTTGGTATTCGTGATAAGATGTCAGCTGCTAAAGAACTGTTAGATCGTACTGGCCTAGTTAAAACAGAAAAAATGCAAGTAGAAGCTAGGGGTGGAGTAATGTTAATGCCACCAAAGCAAACGGAAGAAGATGACTAAAACATTAAAGCAATGGAAGTTACCCCAACCGACTGACATAAAAGAAGACAATGAATGGGTTCCTATTCCCCGTATATCTAGGACCGTTCCATTTGGCTATGAAATAGACCCCGATGATCCTGATGTGCTTTTACCTATTGAGCACGAACTTGATATGCTTCAGCAAGCACAAAAGTATCTTAAACAATATTCATATCGTGAAGTAGCTAATTGGTTAACACGGAATACAGGTAGAGATATATCCCATGTAGGTTTACGTAAACGGTTGGAAAATGAGCGACAAAGAAAAAACAAAGCTAGAAGCCTACGCAGATGGGCAGACTATGCGAAAAAGGCAATCGCCAAAGCGGAAGAAATTGAACGTACAAGACTCGGAGCCAAAGCCCACGAAGGCGAAGACTACTACGAGGAAACGGACGCAAGCCAAGCCAAAGCCTGAACCCGCAAAGATTGTTGAAGAGGTTCCTATTGAGGAACAGCACAACATAATCTTTAAACCTAATGCAGGACCACAAACAGAGTTCCTAGCAGCGGGTGAGCGTGAAGTACTTTATGGCGGCAGTGCAGGTGGGGGTAAGAGCTACGCCATGCTGGCAGACCCATTACGCTACATGGGCCACCCAAGCTTTTCAGGATTGCTACTACGGCATACTACAGAAGAGTTACGGGAACTTATCTTTAAGTCTCAAGAGATGTATCCCAAAATCTGGCCCGGTATTAAATGGTCAGAACGCAAGATGCAGTGGACTGCGCCCTCTGGTGCTAGGTTATGGATGTCCTACCTAGATAGGGAAGATGACGTTCTCCGCTACCAAGGTCTGGCATTTAGCTGGATAGGCTTTGACGAGTTGACCCAATGGGCTTCCCCCTTTGCATGGAACTATATGCGATCTCGTCTCCGGTCCACTGCACCTGACTTGCCTATCTTTATGAGAGCAACCACTAACCCCGGCGGTAGGGGACATCACTGGGTTAAAAAAATGTTTATTGATCCAGCACCAGCAGGGAAAGCTTTTAATGCAACTGATATTGAATCTGGTGAAGACCTTAAATATCCTGCAGGACACGAGAAAGCAGGAAAACCTTTGTTCAAACGTAGGTTTATACCTGCACGTCTTTCAGACAATCCTTATCTAAGTAAGCAAGGTGACTACGAAGCAATGCTTTTGTCATTGCCTGAACAACAGCGTAGACAATTGCTAGAGGGTGACTGGGATATTAAAGAAGGCGCAGCCTTTACAGAGTTTGATAGAAACATCCACGTCATTGAACCATTTAAAATACCAAGCAATTGGGTTAAGTTTAGGGCATGTGACTATGGATACGGCAGTAAATCCGGGGTTGTCTGGTTTGCTGTTTCTCCTGATGAACAGTTAATTGTTTATAGAGAATTATACGTAAGTAAAGTTCTTGCTACTGATCTAGCTGACATGGTACTAGATTTAGAAGCGGAAGATGGAAACATTAAGTACGGCGTACTTGACTCCTCTTTGTGGCATAAGCGTGGTGATACTGGTCCTAGTCTTGCTGAACAAATGATTGGTCGTGGTTGTCGTTGGAGACCATCAGATCGTTCTAAAGGTTCTCGTGTAGCAGGTAAGAACGAAATACACAGACGCTTGCAGGTAGACGAGTTTACAGAAAATCCTAGAATGGTATTTTTTAATACTTGCACAAATATAGTATCGCAATTGCCTGCTATACCTTTGGATAAAAAGAACCCAGAAGACATTGATACACATTCTGAAGATCACTTGTATGATGCATTGCGCTATGGTATAATGTCCCGACCACGATTTAGTGTATTTGATTACGATCCACACGGAAGACCTTCAATGGGTATGCGTGTAGCAGACGCAACGTTTGGTTACTAAGGAAAAATAAATGGCAGAAGAAAATGACATCTTTATTGAAGACGATTCAATTGCGTTAGAGGATACAGATAACTCTACTGAATTTGATGCAGATACTTCAAAGATTATTCCATATGTAATGGAACGTTACCATCGTTCAGAAGACTATAGGCGTCAAGATGAAGAACGTTGGCTACGCTCATATCGTAACTATCGTGGTATCTATGGACCAGACGTACAGTTTACTGATGCAGAAAAGTCTCGTGTATTTATTAAAGTTACTAAGACAAAAACCTTAGCTGCGTATGGGCAGATTGTAGACGTATTGTTTGCTAACAATCGTTTTCCTTTGTCCATTGAACCTACAGAACTTCCAGAAGGTGTAGTCGCAGACGTACACTTTGATCCAGCTGAACCTGAGCAAATGCGTGAAAATGGGTTGGATAAAGAAATTAACCCTTATGGTTTTAAAGGTGATGGTAAAGAGTTTCCTGCAGGTGCCACACTTAAAACATTAAATGAATCGCTCGGCCCCATTAAAGATAAGTTTGATGGAATTGATAACGTACAAGCTGGTGTTGGTAAAACTCCTACATCCGTTACATTTAGTCCTGCAATGATTGCAGCCAAAAAGATGCAAAAGCAAATCCAAGATCAATTGGAAGAGTCATCTGCATCTAAACATTTACGTAGTACAGCTTTTGAAATGGCCTTGTTTGGTACGGGTGTAATGAAGGGTCCATTTGCTGTAGACAAAGAGTATCCTAATTGGGATGAAGAAGGTAACTATGATCCCATGTTTAAAACTGTACCACAGGTATCTCATGTATCTGTGTGGAACTTTTATCCTGATCCAGATGCTAATAGTATGGATGATGCTCAGTATGTAATTGAACGTCATAAACTATCTCGTACTCAAATGAGAGGGCTAAAGAAAAGACCTTACTTTCGTAGTGCAGTTATTGATGAAGCAATTTCTTTGGGTGAGAACTACAATAAACAATACTGGGAAGATGATCTTTCCGACTATGCACCGGAGCATGGCATTGAACGTTACGAAGTCCTAGAGTACTGGGGCATGGTAGATGTTGAAATGTTGGAAGAACAGGGCGTAGATATTCCAGATGAACTTATGGCATTTGATGAGTTACAGGCAAATGTGTGGATTTGTAATAATAAATTAATTCGCATGGTGCTTAATCCATTTAAGCCTGCACGTATTCCTTATCAAGCTGTGCCCTACGAACTGAACCCTTATTCATTCTTTGGCGTAGGTATTGCTGAAAATATGGATGATACTCAAACTCTTATGAATGGTTTTATGCGTATGGCGGTGGATAATGCTGTACTGTCAGGCAATCTTCTTATTGAAGTAGATGAAACCAACCTAGTACCCGGTCAGGATTTATCTGTGTATCCCGGTAAGGTGTTTCGTAGGCAAGGCGGTGCACCGGGTCAGGCTATCTTTGGCACTAAATTCCCTAACGTTGCTGGTGAAAACTTACAGTTGTTTGATAAAGCACGTGTACTTGCGGATGAATCAACAGGCTTCCCATCTTTTGCTCACGGGCAAACAGGTGTGTCTGGTGTAGGCCGTACTGCTAGTGGCATTAGCATGTTGATGGGTGCTGCCAGTGGCGGTATTAAAAACGTAATTAAAAACATTGATGACTATCTACTGCGCCCAATGGGTGAAGGTTTATTCCGCTTTAACATGCAGTTTAACTTTGACCCAGAGATGCGTGGTGACTTAGAAGTTAAAGCACGTGGCACTGAATCTCTTATGGCTAACGAAGTACGTAGTCAACGTTTGATGCAGTTCCTGCAAGTATCCTCCAACCCAGCACTTGCACCATTTGCTAAGTTTCAATATATTATTCGTGAGATTGCAAAATCTCTTGAACTTGACCCTGACAAAGTAACCAACAATATGGACGAGGCTGCATTGCAAGCAGAACTTATGAAAGGTATGCAAGCACAACAGCCAGCACCAGAAGGTGGACCTGCACCCGCAGGAGCAAACCCAATGGACACATCAGGAGCAGGTGGTGGTAATATAGGCGTAGGCCAAGCACCAGTACCGGGAGAACAAGGATTTAGTGGTAATGCACAAGGACAAGGAGCACCTCAACAAGCTCAAGGCGATGGTCAGCAACCAAGCCCAATGGTCTAAGTTTGAAGAATACTTAGATACTTTAATAAACCAACAACACCGCACTATGGAACAAACTAATGAATCTGTTGCAGTGTATAGATCACAAGGCGCAATATATCAGTTACGTAGATTAAAACTATTGCGTGACGAAGTACTAAAAGCCCAATAAGGAACTCGTTATGTACGAAAAACAAATGGAACTCTTTGAAGATGGTGGCCTTCGTGATGAAGGTGGCATGGTAGATGAGGTGTCTGGTAATGATGTACCAGTAGGTAGTACCCGTAAAGAAGTACGAGATGATATTCCTGCTATGCTGAGTGAGGGTGAGTTTGTTTTTCCAGCCGATGTAGTTCGTTATATTGGTTTAGAAAACTTAATGCGTATAAGACAAGATGCCAAGCAAGGCTTAAAGCAAATGGAAGCTATGGGTCAAATGGGTAATGGTGATGAAGCTGTAATACCTGATGATATGCCGTTTGGTGTAATGGACTTAATTATTGTTGACGGTGGTGAAGAAGAAGAACCACAAGAGAAAGCACAGGGTGGTGTTATTCACGCCAACCAAGGTACGTTTGTAACTCCTATGTTTGATCCATCAGATCAAGATGTACGTGAGTATAAAAACGATAAAGGTGATAGCCTGTTTATACCATTCTTAGGTGGTGAACCAGTATACCCAGTTCCAACAGGTTATTTTCCAGCAGGACAAGCGCCAGAAGAAACAGAAACAGAACAGGCTATTCCTGTAAGTGATGATAGTGGTCCAACAACTCCCCCACCACAATCAGAGTTCCAGAAAGCTGGTGGCTTTGGTATGGACACTTCGGCTACAGACGGTAAAGCTTTAGCTACATGGATTAAAGAAGCGGAAAAAGCAGGTACTGTTGGTAATGTAGTTGCAGGTATTGCCGCTACTATTAACCCACTAATAGGTGGTGCCATTGTTCTTGCAAACAAAAAACAGAAAAAAGAAATTATAGCCATGCTTGACGAAAAAATTGCTCAAGCAAAGAAAACTCCTATTGCAGGGCAAGTCAAAGCTTTGCGTGATTTAAAAACCCGTTTGACAACAGACGAAGGTAAAGGTATACTGTCTAAAGTAGTTAGTTCAATTATAGAGCCTATAGCTGATGCACTTGGTTTTGGTGAGGAAGAAAAAACAAAGGCAAAAGCTGTAGCAGGT